TTACTTTTTACAATTTAACATATGCTGATTTATTTCTTTCAATGATTCTTTTATTTCATATAAATCACTTTTAAAAGAAGTTTCAATCTTAGAAATCTTTTCTTCTATAATTCTATCTTTTTCATTGCTCCATTGTTCAAAACTTTTTTTGTTAGCTTCATAGACAATTATATCTAATTTTTTATCAATAAGATTCTCTAAATACTGATTATTTTTTTCAATTTTATTGTCTATATTATTTGTTATTCCTTTCACGAAAGCAACTATTGCTATGACACCACCAATAAAGCTTAAGTGTTCTTGTGTAATTGCAAACATACTCGCCTCCTTTTTATATTTTTAAAATAGTATTCCAGTAGTTATAATATTCTCTTGCTTCCTTAGTATGATCTACTATTGCCTGGTCTTTGTATCCTTCATTTTCTATTTTATCTTGCCAACTCATTGCACCAAAATATCTTACAGCTTTATAAAATTTTTTTCTAGTATTGCTATTTACTTCAGTTTCTTTCATAATATAATCAAAAATCTTATCTGCTAATTTTCTATTTATGCCTGTGTTATTATATTTGGAATATAAATAATCATGAATTACAGCACTTTTTATCCATTTTCCAAAAGGATTATAAATAGATTGTAGACATTTTGGAATAGATGCTCCATCTGTTATAAAACCTTTAAAGACTTTTATCTGATAGCCGTTAATGTCATAGATATAATCATCTAATAACATTGCTTTACCATCAGATAAAAATCTTAGATTTAATTTAGTTTTTTCCATCTTTTAACTTCTTGAATAATGGTTGTAATTCAGCTACTACAGCATCTATTGTATTTTCGTTTATGAATATTCTCAAATGTTTTGGCAATTTAGATATGAATTCTTGTACAGCTTTCTTTTTAAGTTCTCCAAGCCCCTTACCTTTTATAGATATTTCTTGTTCAATAGCTTCTCTATTTAAGGCTTCTCTCCCTTCATATCTCCACTTTAGAATTAAATAAACTCCCAATGATACAACATAACCTAACACATTCCATAAAAATTCTTTTTCCATACTTACTACCTCCTAATAATTTAAAATTTTTTATAAATTTGTCTGGCCAGACAATTATTATCTAAAACTTATTTTATCGGCTCCCTTAATTTGCCAATGCGGAGCATCTTTAAAACTTCTCCAACAGTTTCCGCCCCATTCAATATTATATTTTTGCAATAGCCCTTTATCTTTAGCTATATTGTAAATATCTTGGTAATAATGGAAGTCTTTCCAAGTTCCTTTATAAACTCTATCAACTATAACTCCAATATCAACTGCATAACCTAGACCATCATATTTGATTTGATGATTAGACTTTTTTCTAAATCCATCACAATTTGTTACTTTTAATCCTTTTATAGTTCTACCTTGTTGATACAATTTGTTTTGTTCTGCTGGTGTACTTACACCTCTTAGAATTCTAAAGTCCCAAGGGCTTATTAAAATTAATTCTTTAAAAAAATTAATCAAGTTTGGATGTACACCTTTCAATTTATCCAAGCTTGATTGTGATAAAACAAACATATATACCTCCTTAAAAAAATGACATTCTGAGAGCCTTTTTAACACATTTTAAAAGAGGTAGCTATACTAAACTACCTCTTAACATACACTAATATTCTATAATTAAAGTATTATAACCTGCATAACCAATATCTTCTGCAATTCCTTTTGTTCCAAATATCCCATAGATATTACTTAGTTTTTTGAAATAAAATACTCCATCTGATCTAACTCCATTATCAAGACCTAAAATAAGTTCTTCATTGATAGGTAAAGATTTTAAAATTGCATTTGGTAAAGTGCAAGTAACATTTCCTATAACTGTTATCGAATGTACATTATCAAAAGTCAAATGAGGACTAGCATTGGTAATATAAAATGGAAGATCATTTGATGCTCCTCTCCATAAAAGTTTTTGAGTTCTCTTTAGACTTTCGAATTTATTCATTATTGAATTTATTGAGACATCTTCAAAATATTCATTTGAATTAACAGTACTAGATGTTCTTTTAATACATCTATGTAATTTCCCAGAAGTTTTATCTAAATAATATTCACCTTCAATTTTTTCTCCTGGATCTTGAATAAAATTAAGATTTACTTTACCTCCAGCAACACCTCTAAACTTAGCATCTATTTCATTATTAACAGTTTTAAATTTTTCATTTATTTCATCTAACTTATTTCCTTCTAAAACTGTATCTGCTGTTGTTCCAAAGTTTTTATTAAATGCTGTATTTTTGTCAAAAGAATTTTCTTTTCCATTTAATGCATCAGTTAATTTTGCTATTTCTCCATTAAATGTATCAGTATTTTCTTTCAAATATTTTGTTACAACTTTTTCCACATCTCCATCCAATTTTTTAATTTCATTGTTATATGCTTCCTTTAATGCTTCAATATTACTATTTTTTTCAGTTTCTAGATTTTGAGATAAATTAGATTTTAGAGTATTTAATTCAGTTTTTGTTTCTTCTTCAAATTCTTTTATTTTTTTAGATATTTTAGTTATTTCAGTTTGAACAATAGCTTTAACATCTTTATGTTGGAACTCTTGCTCGGCTTCTAGTTTTTTAGTCTTTATAATTATGTCATCTAAAGTTATTCTATTTGCACCTTCCACAATAGTTATTTTTAGAGTAGTCCACCCACCATTAACGAAAACACTATAATGGATAGGAAATAATACTTCATTTTCACCAGTTACAGATATTGTTTCAACTTGATAACTTTTATCTGGAAGTATGTATTTAAGTTCTAATTGCTTTCCCTGGAGTGTTTCTGCTCCAAACATATAAATAAACTTTATTCTTATATGTGGAAAACCTTTATCTCCAACTGTAAACACATGACTATCTAGAACTTCACATCTATTGGAATAAACTAAAACATTTGTTATATGTTCCATTATTTACCTCCTACTATTTTTATATGTAACTCTTTTCTTTTTATTTCAAATTCATTTTTAGAAATCTTTTTAATATCCTTTAATGTTTTGAAATAATTTTCGGTATCATAGATGCTTTGAATGAATGTTGTTCCAAAAAGCATTAATTTACCTAATTCTAATAATCCAACAGTCATTCCTACATTATCTTCAAAGTACCATATTACTTTTTGCTCTAAACCAAGTGATTTTGCCAATTGAAGTGATACAACAGTAGCTACCATTTTTGCTATATCATTATCTCGACATCTCTGTCTATGTTTATCTCCATTAGTAATTTCATAATCAAAACCATACTCAAGAATCTCTTGTTTTATATTGTCTATATTATTAAAACAATATTCCTTAAAGCCTTCTTTATCTTCAACTATCCATTTTTTATTTTTAAGGATATGATAAGGACTAGGCTTATCTTCTATGCTATACATTACATCTTCTGTTTCAGAATATTCCCAAACAGCTGGAATACTTTCTCCTTTAAACTCTACTAATTCTCCAAAATTTGTTATTTCTTTATAGTTATGTATTTTATTTTCTGTTTGAAAAACAATTACTACTTCTCCATTTAACAAATTTTCTTTATTTAAATAAAAATACATATTAATCAACCTCCATTGCTATGTATTGTACTTCTCCATTTCCAGTTGCAGATGATATAGTTGAAGTTTCAGCACTTGCTGTTATTGATAAGTTCTTAAAAGATGAGTTGTTTATACTATATATAACACCTTTGTATTTGTAAAAAAGTCCATTTCCATTCATTCCATGTGGTTCAAAAAATTCCCCACTTATTTCTAAGTTACTTTCTAAAATTGAAATTTCTATGCTATAACCAATATAAGTTCTACTTACAAATTTTTTTAAAATATTAAAATTTGTATCAATCGTTAAAGGATCTATCCAATATTCCACTCTACCAGCATTATCTCTAGAACCTATATTCATAGTATATGTTTTATCAAAAAGAATTTCTCCATTTCTTTTAATTTTTACATTAAATGAAGGTACTTTTAAAACATTAAAACTTCCTCTTTTATGTTTTTCTTCTTCATTTTTAGAATATCTAACTTGTTCCATATTTACGCCAAGTTCTTTATATCTACCTTTATAGTATTTCCCATCTAAATAACCTGTTATACCTAAAAGTGTTGTGATAAATGCATTATTTGTACTCCAACTAGTGCCCATAGCTTTAATAGCATTAGCATCTCTATAGTTTTCATTTGTTCCACCTATAAAGAAACGGTATGAAACTCCACCTAAATGCTCAGCATAACAAAATATACTTGCCATATTCTTTCCAAAATTTGCAGATTTTATAGTTGGAAGAACTATCATAGGTTGCTTAAAACCTTCAAAATTCACAACTCCACTTCCAGAACTATCAGTTGCTATGGTCCCGTATCTAATATTTTTAATTCTTGTTAATCTTCGTCCATCTCTGTAAAAATCAATAGAGCCGTTAGCAATAGTTATAACTTCATTTGTTCCACGACTAATAAATCTAGCAGAACCATCAAAATTTGTTCTACCAGTTATAGTAAAATCTCCATTCTCCAATGAATTATTAACATCAGTTATACTTTTTCCATTCTCTACAACTCTTGCTTGATTATTTTTAAATTGTATATAATGCCCTGTTGCTTCATCTCCAACTTGAAAAGATACATCTTTGTATTTTTCATCTGTTATGTCTGTAACACCTAATAATATTTGTGAAGTCACTACACTAGGATTAGCTGGGTCCTTAATATTTAAAGCAACTCTATTATTAGGATTTTCTGCTTCGAATTGTCCTAATTTATCAAAAGTTACATGAGCAAGTTCTCCATTAAGGCTTCCAAATTTTTCACCTTCATTTAAGAGATATGCCCCAACCTTATCAGCTGTACCTTGTAACTTTATAATATTTCCATCAACAGAGTTATACATTTTCATGGCTGGTAATATTTCAGCTTCAGATATAGAGTTCCATACTCCATTATAAAATTTCTTCCATACGTTTGTATCTGGGTTTAACCAAATATCATTTTCTTTTACATCAGCAGTATTGGGTTGAGTCTTTTGTTTGAATAATCTGCTTTTTATATCTTTATCTAAAACTTTTAGATTTTTACTATTTTCATCTATCTTTTCTTCAAGAGATTTTAAATCTATAAAACTGCTATTGCTTTTTCCCGATAAAGTACTAGAGTATGTAAAATCATCATCATTTTCAATACAATTACATTCTATTCTCATTTCAAATTCAGCTGGTTTTAAAGATATTTGAATATTTGTCACTCTCACAATAGTATCAATATCTTCAATCTCTAAGTTATAAACTTCCCCTAGTTCAATATCTTTTAAAAAATGAGTGCTGAAATTAAAAGTTTTATTATTTAATATCTGTGTTCTATACTCAGATAATGCTATGTGTTTAGCAAGTTTTTCAGTTTGAACTTCTCTATTTTTTTGTATAGATACAAAGTTTTCTTGATTTTTCTCTATAATATTTAGATTTTTAATAATTGATTCATTATCTTGATATTTCACAAGTGGAAGCCCTTTTATTTCAAAGTTTTCTATATATAGTTTATAAGGATAAGGATTAAAAAATTTAACTATTGCTTGTGTTTCTTTCCATTCCTCAACTGTATAATGAGTTCCTTTCACAAGTAAAATATCAACTTTACTATTTACATCGTCTTCTCTAGTAAAATAATAAGCCGTTGCCTTTGTTAAAGTAGGATTAGCAACACTGGAAGTTGAATAACTTATTTTCATACTTTGAATATCTTGACTGCCTACAGGTTTATTTTTATCAACTATTATTTTTTGAGATAAATCAAATACTACACGATTATCTAACTTCAAAAATCTATCATAAGTTACACGAATTCCATTATATAAATTAGAATTAAAAGTTTCTTCAATTTCAGTTATAATATTAGTTTTATTGAGTCTCAAATTCTCATTGATATTGAAACTTTTTTGTCTTGAAAAGAGCTTTTTATCCTTGATATATAAAATACTATCAGTGGCTTTTATAAATCTTTGTAAAATATCTATCCATCTTTCATCTTGCTCAAATAAAACAAAGGGAACTCTTATTAAGTTCCCATCATTAAATATTATGTCTTTAAAATCAACCTGGTCCTCTCTAAAACCTAATTTATTTGCTACAATATGAAGTAAAGAATTACTTTTATCATTTATATTACAGAAAAATAAGTCAAAGAAAACCATTGTTTCTGGAACTACTTTATCAAATAACTTTTCATAACTATCTTTTATAGAATAGGTCCAGGTTTCATTCCCCGTATAACTTTTATTTCTTTTTTCAAGAGCTGCCATTCCTTCCAGTGTATATAAGATATTTCCAACTTCATCAATAATTTCTATTTTTACTTCATTTCCTGTATCAACTAACTTTTCATCAAGAATAAAATTAGCTTCCATAGAAGAAATTTCATTTGCCTTAGGTAAAGTAATATTACAACTATCTATATACTCTGTTATATCGTTATTCTTAGATATGTTAGTTATTTTAGCCACATATAAATGGCTATCTATTTCCATACTTAACTTTTGCATTTATTCCTCCTATGATGTTACTTTCGGTCTTTTAGTCCAAGCTTCTATACCTATATTTACACTTTTTAAAATTCTACCTTCTAAATCATCTACTCCATAAACTTTTTCATAGAAATTATTAGTAACTTTAATTTCTACATTAGAAGATTTATCCTGATAATAAGCATTCCCTAGTTGATTTTCAATGCTATCTTTATTATTTATAGCATCAAATCCGCCTAGTCCATTACTCTCTAATCTATAACCAAAATCTTTTAGTTTATTTTTAATGATGTTAAATGCTCCTTCAAATGTTCCGACTTTCTCTATCTCTGCTTTCATATCTTGAGTATTGACAAACTTAGATATTAAACCTTGATATACAGAACTTTCAGAAAATGCTTTTATTAAACTAGCTTTTGTACTTTCATATAAAGATTCCCCTAAAGTTTTTGAAAAAGTATCAAATTTCTTTTCTTTTTGAGCATCATTCATTGCAGTACTTAAAGCATTTTTCATATTATTTAGTTTGTCATTAAAATCTGAATTTGGAAGTATTTTATTAATAATAGAAATATCTATACCTCTATTTAATAAAAATTGTTTTATAGAATCAATAGACTTTTTAGCTTGTGTTTCTATTCCTTCAGCTAATTTTAACTTATTAAAGTCTACTCCAGTAAGTAAATCATTAAAATCTAACCTTCCACTTTTCTTAATGTTAACCATCTTTTCAGAAATTTTTTGAAATTCTTCATTAAAATAACTATCTAAATCAGAAAAAGCTACATCATAAGCAATTGAACTTGCATTTTTAAATATTTTTTCAAAATAACCTTTCATTGATGTTACAAACCCACCATTACCACTAGCTAACCCTTCAATCGTTTGAGCTCTTACATCTTGCATAGCAGTAACTAAAACTTGATTATTTTTAGCCATTTCTTTAATAGTAGAGTTATATTGCTCTCCAACAAGTCCCATTTGTTTAAATTGCTCAGTGTATTCTTCAATTAATTTCTTTTCAGATAAATAATCTATTCCAGTAAAGCTTTCAAGAGTTGAACCTCTAAATAAATCTTTCTTTTCTCTTTCCAGTAAATCTAATTGTGATACAAACTCAGATATTTGTTTTTTCCATTCTTCTAAATTAGATTCAGTTAAATTTCTTCCAGTTGCTCTCACTAAATCATTGTGAGATACATTTTTTAAAATGCTATTTAATTGTCTCATTTCACTATCAGAAAATGAATCTAACTCAGTTTTATCAAAACCTAAATATTTTAATAACTGTGCTTCTCCAATATTTACAGAAGTATATGTATCTTTTCTCTTCTTCCTAAAACCTTTTCTATACTTAGATGACCCTTTTTCTAATGCAGAAATATCAGTGAAATGTTTTCCACTTAACATAGCATCTTTAAATAAGTCAATGTTTCTATTGCCCCTTGAAATATAAGAAAGTGTTGGATTTTTAGAAATATCAGTAAGTACTTTATCTGAAAAACTCTTTACTATTTCATTATTTCTTTTTAATACTTCTGTCAAAGTTTGCATAGCTTTTATCTGCTCATTATATCTATTTGTATTTTCTTGATTTCTTTTATCTATTTCAGCAGCTTTCTTTTTACCTTTTCCAAAACCTAATGCTGATCCTAAAGTTTTAACAATACTTAATCCACCAGTTGCTATTCCAACAATAGAACTTATAGATGTTATTCCTGAAGTAAAACTATCTATTCCACCTGAAAACATTTTCGTTATTGATTTCATGTCAAAATTTTTATAAGATGTTGCTATATTAGCAAAATTTCCTAATATACTTCCAACATTACTTATTGTTTTACTTCCTGTAACTTGTCCTAATTGAGAGAAATTAGAAGCTAATATATTTATACTATCGATTAAATCATTTACTTTTTTTAATTTAATTGCTATTTCTTGTAAATGTTCTACTTCATCTTCTGATGCTTTTTTCTTTTGTTTTGCCATTTCAATATTTTCTCTTAAATACTTAGCATCTTCTTCAGATAAATTTTCTAAGTTAATATTATGCTTTTCATATGTTTTTATTAAGTCTCCAAGAACTTTAGCTTTTTCCTCATGATAGTTTTCTTCTGATATTTTTCCCTTTTTTAAATTTATTTCTAAATCTTCTAATTTTTCTTCAACATCTTCTAAAGCTTCATCAATATCAAATTTTTTAATCTTAAATTCTTTTTCTTGTAATTGAACTTGTAAGCTTTTAGCTAAATCAATATTTCCATTATCAACTGCTTCTTTTATATATCTTTTTAAAATACTTATTTGATTTTTGATTTTATCTATATCAGAAGTTCCAATAATATCATCATAGTTTATCTGATTTTGCATATCTTTTTGAAATGCACCATAGATATCTTTAACATCTTTAGCTATTGATTTACTATGACCTTTTATAGCCTTAGTTGCTTTAGCTACTTTCCCTGTTTTTCCTTCAAGAGATTCTAATTGAGTTATTTTAGAATGAATTTCAGAAGCAGTAACAGGATCTATTCCAGAAGCTACTATTTTTTTATGAATTTCTCTTAATTCATTTGAATTTGCATTATTATACTTACCATTTTTCCAATCAGACACCAATTTCTTTGCATTTTCTAATGCTTTTTTATCACTTTCATTTTTTTCTTTATTTGCATTTTTATGAGCATTTAATTCTTCTTGTATACCTGCTACAGTTGATTTAATAGCATTTTTATTATTAGCTGTAACTTTATCATTATGTCCTCTATTAAATTTTTCTATTGAATTTAGACCATCTGTGATGATTTTTAATTCTTCAGCTTGTTGCTTATTTAATTTTTTTAATTCAGACTCTTGTGTTTCTTTTTGGGCTTTAGTAAGATTTGCTACATAACTTTTTTCAGAGTAACCTCTATAAAAATCATTCACCATATCAGGAGTTATTTTTTGAACTCCCGCTTCTTCAAGTCTTTTTTTCAATAATTTTTTCTTACCATATTCATCTTTCTGCCCTTTTAATTCTTTCATAAAATTATCATTAAGTAGATAATCAACATTTATTTTTTGTTTTGCCATAATCTCAGCATTTTTTTCATTATATTTTGTTTCAGCTTTTACTATATTTGCTTCATATTTTTTGGCTACTTCTAGTTGTTTACTTAAAAAATCATCTTGAGCTTGTGCTAAAATTTTTTCTTTCAACTTTCCTATAACTTTATCTATTGCACTAGCAACTTCTAAATACTTATTAGCTTCATTCCCAATAGCTCCTATTAAATCTGGATACATTGCTAATAATTTTTGATATAGTTCATTTCTTTCTCTTTCACTCTCAGGAGTTCCTAAACCTTCAAGATATAGTTGAGATAATTCTACATATCTATCTTTTAACTCTTCTAAATTTTGCTTTTCCATTGCAAAATCAAATAAATAATCAGTGCTTGATTTTTTACTTAACATGTTATCTACAGCTTCTGCAATTCCATTAAACATATGTACTACATTTGTTGCAAATGGTAATAACTTATGTCCAATAGATGTTGCTATATTATCTATTAATCCTTCTGCTTTCTTTAATGAGTTAGCATATCCATCAATAGTTCTACTAGCATCCCCTTGAATGTATGTAGTCATTTCCATTAACTTATTATATCTTAGTTGCATTTTTGTTGCTGTATCTAATTCTTGCCATTTTTCTTTTATACCTTTAGATAAAGCATATTCCGCCATAGTAGTATCATTTAAAATTAATCCATATCTTTTTAATGCCTCTGTTTCTCCTGTTAATGCTCCTTTTATTGCTGTAAAAGCTTCATCATCAGTAACATTAAAGAAAGAAGAAAAATCAGCAGTAAAAGTTGCTAAATCCTTAGATATTTGTTTAAAAAATGAAGTATCAAATCCTGCACCTTTAAACATTGAACCATATACACTAGCAAAATTTTGCATTTGGTAAATACTTCTACCTACTTCCTTATCAATAGTTCTTGCCCATTGTTCAATTTCTTTTGTAGAAGATTCAAAAACTTGTTGAGTAACGTTTGCTAGTTCATCCATTTTAGATGCACTTTCTATTGCAAATGTTCCTAATTCTTTTATTTTATTTCCTACATAGAAAACCGCAGCTGCAACTCCTACTTTTTTAATCATTCCTAATGAATCTGTTAATTTTCTAGCCCCTTCACTGCCTTCAACAAAGTTATCTTGTAACTTTTTTAATTCATCATTTGTTTCATTTATTTTTTTAGAGAAGTCTTTTAATTCTTTTGAATACTTATCAACAACTTCTATAACTGTCTTTAATTTCTTATCACTCATATTAACTTCCCCTTTTTCTCATTTCTGAATAAATTTTATTTGTTACTCTTAAGATAAAATTGATTTTTTCAATAAGCCAATAAGGATGTTCATCATAACCTTTATCTAATGGTAATCTATGAATATAATAATAAGAACTATCCATACCTTTAGTTTCAAAGTACATATTATACCTATGAATATCATTAATTATTTTCTGATATTTATCCTTATTGGCTGCTTTATGTCCTCTCATATAAAAAGAACAAGCCTTATAATAGACTTGTTCTATATCTTGAAACCCCTATTTTCAGAGTTTTTCATTATTTCATCTAATATTTTTTGAAAAGTATGAGGTTCTTTATCAAAAAATTTCATTAAATTTTCTGCTGTTTTATCCACTTCTTTATTTTCTAAAGTAATCTTTAAAGTTTGTGCCAATAATAACTCAAATTCTGGCATTTCTTCAAAAGTATAATGAATTTTAACAGTTTCAAAAGCTTTTGCATCAGATAAAACTCTAACAGTTTCACGAGGTTTATTATAGAAATTCATCATATTTCTAAATGTTCCAACTGTTTCAACTGCTATAATATCTCCATCTTTTCCATAATTAACTATATAGCTAACTTTCTTCTCTTCAATAGGTTCTTTAATTTCCTCTTTTATTTCCTTTTTCATTTCCTACTCCTTACGCATCATGGTAGTTTTCAAATGTTATTTTAACTGGTGTTTGTGATGCTTTATCATAATAAGCAGTTAATTCTTTTGTCATTCCACCAGCACCATCCAAATTAGTTGCTTCCACATTTGAAACTTTTACATTTGGAAATTCTAATTTAACTATTTTTGTTGGATCTGTTGTTTCAGCTAAAGTAACTTCTACAACGTAAGATGTATTTTTTCTTAACATTTCATAAGCACTTTTATAGCTATCCTTATCAAAACTATTAAAAGTTAAATTAAGTCCAACTGTTCCTCTATCAGCTTGTCTAATTTTAGTTGTATAAACTGTATTTAAAGCACCTTTTCCTTCAAGTTTATTATCAATATCAATATCTATTGATTCTATCTTTGCAGTCATATCTGTGGAAGTTTCTTTTATAACAGCACCTAAACAAATTAGAGATTCACCTTTTAATGCAACTGGAGTAGCATTTATTTTATTGTTTAACACTTTATGTTCTTTACCTATAATATTAGCAGTTACATTTACAAATGCTTCCATTTGAGTGCTTATCTTTAAGCTAGATACTAAACAATCTTGAGCATATTCGGCTATGTCATCTTCAATATTATTTGAAATAAGTGTTAAGAAATTATCAAATGGTCCAGGTAAAAAATCTTGGTTTTTTCCACTTTTTGTTCCTTTAAATCCTGCACCTTCTAATAATATTTCTAATTGCCCTGTTGTTGCTTCTATAGTTAAATCTCCATTAACTTCAACTTTTGATACAAAACCATCTCTTTCCCATCTTCCAGCACCTATTGCTTTACTTGTTGTCTTATTTACTTTAGGAACTACTCCATAATTTGTACAATCTAATTGATTTAATCCAGTTAATTTAGCAGTACCTTCTGCAGTTTGTTTTCCAACTAAAAATTGTATATCCATTTTTTACCTCTCTTTCACGATTAATTCAGCATTAATATTAACTATTGCACTATAAATTTCATCATCGTTACCATAATTAAAACTTACTGAATAGTCCATATTTATATAACTTTTTCTTAATTCCAAATCTTCACATAGTAACTTCATTTGTTTCTCAAACCAAGTAATAGATGGCATTATGTTAGAATAATTATCCTCAAGATAGATTAAATTTACAGTTCTATCATATTCTTTTTTATGATTAATACTTATTGTTTCTGCATTTAAATTTTGAGGTTGAATTATAAATATTCCTTTTTTTAAATCTACTCCTGTAAGGTCTGTATTAATAAAATCACATTTCTTTTCAGTAATATTTTCAATAGTTTTTTTCAATTTAGAATAGAATGAATTATCATCGTCTAAATTAACTTTTTTAATATTACATTCCATTAATTCGACAATTGTATGAGCTTCTTTTTCAATTATTTCAATTTCATAATTTAAAATTTTAAAATCCTTAATATCAAGAGTAATTTTATCAATTAATTCATCTGCTACTTGGAATATATCTTTGTCCTTCTCTCCATGATAAATAACATCAACAGTATAAACTTTATTAAATTTAACACCTGCTATTGTGGTATCCCTATGATTTACTAATTGTAATGTAAAGCTAGGAATTTCAAAGCCTTGTGTTATATCATTGATATTTATTTTTTTACCAGGATAATTTTTTGTGATAGCTTTTGCTATATTATTTAAAACTTTCATTACTCCTTATCCTCCATATATTTAGCTAAATTCCTATTAAATACTGCTTGCCTAATTTTATTAATTTCAGTTACTGAATTAGTCATCATAAACCTACCTTTAACCCAATTAGCTTTTAATTTTTTGCCAATTGCTGGTACAAATCTACCTGGTGTTTGTCTATGCCCATATTCTACATAAATAGCATATCTTGCAACATTATAAAGAGTAATAAATCTTTTATCATCACTCTTTATAACTTTTGATACATACCAACTTCTTCTTAAATTTCCACCTATGTGATTAATAACAGTTTTTGTTTTATATTTGCCTTTATTTTTACCTTTTGTATATCTTGCAAGTTCTCCTGTTTTATCTCCAAAGTATTTAAACCCTTTTATACTTTTTCCAACAGGAGTTTTTCTAATAACTTTATTTAATAACCTTCCACCTAACTCACTCAAAGAATCATCAATAGCTTTATCATAGTTTTCTTTTATTTGTCTTACATTTTTTTCAGTAAATCTTTTAAATTCAGAAACATCAATATTTAATTTCATTAGGCTTTCCTTTCACTCTCTAAAGTTATTTCCTGATGTGTCCTATACATAGCTATTTCTCCACTATGTTTATACTTCTTTGCAATTCCATTTTGAGTTACTTCAATTTCAGAATTTAAAGGAATTTCTATATCTGGACTTAAAAATAATTTTATTACAGATGTTGCTACTCCATAATCCCCTTGAATTGCTACAGGATTACTTTCATACGATAAGAAACAAGGGATATCAGATTTAACTAATACCCCTTCTCTTTCATCTGTTATTCCATTTTCATCTGTAAATAGTTCAGTACCATATATATTACATTTTCCAGTGTATGTTTTTTCTAGTATTTTCCTAGCATAATCAAACATGATTACCACCCCACAAATCTATATCTATATATTTCTTGCTTCCCATAATTTATTAGCCCTTGTATTAGATTAGAAAAAGTTTCTTGATTAGTATTACCCTTAAAACTCATAGAAACTCCACCCTCTGTAAGTGAGGCTAACATTGGCTCAAAGTTAAGAGTATCTATATTTAAAGTATTTGTAGAATATTTGGTGTTAAGAAAATCTCCTACACATCTACATAGAAATACATAATATAATTCACTTGGTACTTCTTCTCTGTTTAATATATTTTTAAGATTTTGTAAGTTTTTAGGTAAAATAATATCAAATAGTTTATCATCATCTTGTAAAGTATAATTATATCCAAGCAACATATTTTTTAAGTCTTGTATAATCTTTTCTTTATCTTCAACAATATCTATCATAATTATTTCCCTTTTTTATTTTTACTAACTTCTTCTGTTTTTGCTTCTTCAACATTTGTTTCTTCAGTAGTAACTTCTTCTGTTGTTTCTTCTACTGTATGTCCATAAGATTTAAACCATTCAATATCAGTTGTTGATAGGTCTTTAACTTTTGCTGTCCCATTTAAAAAAGCTATACCAGATATTTCACCAGTATAGCTTTCATTTTTAGTTTTTATTATAAGCATATTTTACCTCCTATTATTGTACTTTTATGTTTCTTAATACTCCACAAGATCTTGAAGATTTTAGAATAGGCACTCCTCTTAATTCAACAAGTCCTCTTGCTTGTTCAGAAGCTACATTGAAGTCAGGGGCAATTACATCAATTATTTTTCCAGAAGATGGAGATGCAACTGATAAAGCATCTTCTCCAAATCTCACTGCATATAAAGAAGTGTTTCCAGTAGCATTATCAATAGTTATTGTTTCTTTTGCTACTGTTTCTCCCTTAGGAATATATTTCTCAACTGTGATTAGTGGAATACCATCATAAGAATCAATTTGTGTTCCATAAGCTGTTGGAGTTAAAGTATATAACCCTGCAACTTTTGCCGCTGCTTTTATCTTTGTAATCATCTTAGAGTTTCCTATTAAAGCATGAGGTTTTTCATCTAATAATGATAACCATTCATCTAATTTTGTTGCAAATTCAAGTGCATTTTCTTTTACTTTTGCAAATGTAGATAAATCAAATCCTGTTGCATGAGCTAACATATCTGTAGCTGTTCCCTTTAATAAAGTATCAATTCCATCAAATTGTTCTGCTGATGTTGCAACTGATCCATTTATTAAGTAATATGAAAATCCTTTTCTTGCAGATTTTATTAGTTGGGCCATTTGTAAAGCAACCTCATTTTCTACTCCACCTTGATCTCTTAATGCTCTATCAATAGAGAATGAACCACCATAAACTTTTACTTCAGCTGTTTTCATTTTCTTTTTAGCAAATGTATCATCATACTTTCCATTGATACCTCTAAAACCTGTTTGAGATTCTTCACTTAAATAAACATAAGATGTTGACCATCCTGCTCCTCCTGCTATTGGATTTGCTATTGGATTAAATGGTATTGTTTGAAATAAATAATCTCCTCTTGTAATTTCATCAATTACACCTTTTTCTAAATCTGTTAATTGTCCTTGTTTTACTTCTGCTAATGTTATCGCTGGCATATTTTACCTCCTAAAAATTTTATTTGTTATTGTTGTATATTGCTCCCAAAGCACTACCTAATGTTATTTTAGGTTCAGCAGGATTCCCACTGCCATTTGGATTAGCTGGTGTTGTTCCTGTTGGTGCTGGTGGTGTTTTGTCCTCTACTTTAAATAGATAATCACTTGTTTTTTTAAGTTCTTCTATTTGCTCAGTTAAACCTATAACTTTGTCATTATCCATTTTTATATTATCCATTTTTAATAATGCTTTTACAGCTATATTATTTTTAGCTCCTGCACTTGTTAAAGCAAGTTCTAAAGCATTATCAAGTTTGATTTTAGCTAATGTTTCTTGATATTCTTTCTCACTAGCTTGATTCTTTTCTTGTAATTCAGTAATTTTTTTTTTTAATTCTTCATTACTTGAATTGTTTTTTTGTAACTCAGATAATTGTTTATCTCTTTCGGTTAAATCTGCTTTTAACTTATTCTTTTCTTCTACAACTTCATTAAATCTACCTTGTGGAATCATATTCCCATATTTTTCTATTAACTTCATTGCTTGTTCTTCTGTTAGTCCTAACTTAATTAATTCATCTTTATTCATTTATTTGCTCCTTTCATTTTTAACGTTGTATGTCAACAATTTAGCTCTTATTCTTTTACGTGTGTAATACCAAAAACACGAATTATCTTTTATAACTATAAAAATTATTTGAAGATAATCACTCTCCTTTGCAATAAAAAAGCACCTAGTTTAACCTAAGTGCTTTAAAATTTAATTATTTTATTTCTGATAATTCTTGTTCTTTATCCATTAAGTCAATCATTGTTTTTAACCCAGCTTTGTCAGCTTTCGTTAAAGTAAAATCATAAACATTTTCTTTACCCTCTAATCTTATTTTAACATTGTATGAATTTACCATTGCTCTAACAATTCCTCTATTTACATTATCTAAGAAAACATCATAAGTTTCATAAACATAACCATATCCTACATCTGTTTTTTGTTCTAACCTTTTAAAATTTATCACATATCTTCCTGAGTCTGTTATAACAATCATCTTTTCAAAAAATATCCAATCTTTACCTGAATAACTAACAACTAATCTATAAAACATTGGCTTTATATAAGTTTTTCCATCAAAGCCACCATAAACAGAAATATTATTCTCTCCTCTTTTATTAGTTACCCAAGTTACATCTTGAAATTCATCATATTTTTGAGAAAGATTATTTAGAATACTAAAGATTTCTTTTTTTACTTCCATCTTTTTTTCTTCTTTTATTTTTTCTTTTTCTAGTCTTTTAGCTTCTTCTTCTTTTAATTTTTCTAATTTCTCATTTTCTTCTTGAATTTTAATTGTTGATTGTTCTTTTATTTTTTGTAACTCATCTTTTTTTATAAAATTAGGGTATTTTTCTTCAAATTCTCTTATTTCATCAAGAACTTTTTGATATTTTTGCTCTTCAAATTTTTCTACAATTACATTAAAGTTTCTTTCACTTTCTTTTCTTAACTCTCTCTCTTCTTTACTCTCACAAGCAAATAATAAAAATGTAGATAATAAAATAACTAATATCTTTTTCATTTTCTTCCCCTCCTAATAGTTATAATACTATTTGTACTATAATTATTAAAGTTTGTCAAGGGATAAAACAAAAAAGAGAGTTTTTAACTCTCTTAAATAAGTCTTTCTCCTCTTTGAACAGATTTATATATGTCTGAATCCTTATCATAAAAATCATCATAAAAAGGTCCTTTCATTACAAAATCTGGATTTTCTAAAACTTCTTTTGCTTTTTCTATTTCTTCTTTTGTAGGTTTTGTAATCTCACCAGTATATACATTCTTATAGACTCTAAGATCTGCAAGTGGTCTTAATTCAATAGCTTTATTTTCAATATCTACATCAGCACCCATACCATCCTCTAGTTCCAAAAAAACAAACCCAGATACTCCGAAAAGAGCTTTTTTAAATTTAGAATACTTTAACAATTTTTCCACCCTCCAATCTAAATAGCTTTATATTTTTATCTTTTAATATTTTTATTATATCTTTTTCTGGTAAATCCTTAGTAAAACAAATCTCATTAACATCATCTAAAGTAATGTTACCATGATATTGTAATTCTATATATCTAAAGAATCCATTTCCTTTTCTAATCTCCTTAGTTAAAGAAATAGCATCATTATCTTCTGACAAATCTTTTAAAACTTCATAATATTTTTTTAAGTTATATTTATCAATTCCCAATGATAAATTATCTTTAAAATCTCCAGATACAACTGCTCTAGTTGCTCCAGCTAGAAGACTGTCATCTAAAGTATAAGTTATTCTATCTTTTATTTTATCTTTGTTAAAACTTATTATTATATCTCCATATTGTGATGTTCCATATCTTTTTGAAAAAAAATCAATATCTTCATGAAAATCTTTACTTGATAAATAACCATATTTTTCAGAAGAAACAAAAGATTCTTTATCTAAATTATGCCCAAATAAATTTTTACTTACTTTCATACGAGCTTCTATATTTGGAACTCCGCCACTATTTCCACTTTCAAAAAGATTCATAAATTTATTTTTTTGAACTAAATTATCTATACTAGTACTTGGAATTCTCATCAAAAAAGAACTATTTTCTTCAATATTTTTTATTTTTTTTCTTATTAAGTTTTGTTCTTCTTCTGTTAATATTTTATCAATTACTTCATTTTTCCATTTTTTAGAATGCACTTTAAATTTTTCTAAAGTTAAAGGAATATTTTCTTTTATTATACTACTTTTATTCTTTTTCTCAACATAATTATTATACCAATCTTGATAATCTTTAACATCTACTAGCTCATAATCATCATCTTCTGTTCTGGAAGCTCTTAGGTTAGTATCTCCTTCTATTTTATCGTAGTAAGGAGCAGTAACTGTTCTACAATTAGAATGAAAAGGGGGAGCAGTAACTCCTACTTGATAATCTTTCATATCAAATATTTTACTATCCATACTTCTACAAATAGGCGATGTCCTATCATCAAGAGTTGCTATAACTTCATATTTTTCACAGCCTAAATCTTTCATACATCTTTCTTTTGCTCTTGAATGATAAGCTGCACTTTCTGTCATTATCAATCTTGTAGCTATGTTTCTTTCAATATTAAATCTTTCTTCAATAGTATCTATGATATCTTTTAAAGGTTTTCCTGTTATGATATTTTGAGTTAAATTAGTATGTAAAGTATTAACTAACTTGCCATCATTACCCCAAATTCTTTTACTCCAATTAGTGTTATCTTTTGTCCAAGGCTTATATACTAAACTTTCAAGCAGTTCAGGATTTAGTTTCTCTATATTAGAAAACTTGTCTAAACCTTTTTGAATACTGTAAGCACTTCTATAATAAGTATCTCTGTAAACTTCTCTTAAATGTTTATCTAAATTATTTTCCATAGTCTTAGATAATAAATCTATTTCTGCTTTAATTTCCATTTTTAAAGCTTCTAGTCTTTCAATATGAACTCTTGAACTAACATTTTTTAATTCTTTTATAATAGCATCATCAGGAGTTATATTAAGTGATTGACCTTTCCTAACATATTCACTCAAAGACATTTTAAATTCTTTCAATTCTTTTTTGTTAAATCTTTGTTTTGCTTCATACATAGATATATTATTATCTTTTGCATACTTAGCATAAAACTCATATATTTTTTGATTTGTATTCTTTAAAGCTATATCATATTGCCTTTTAGCTTCTTTTACTTGTTCCTTAGATAATTCATTGATTCTATTTTCTTCAGCTGTAAATCTATCTACCCAATAGTTACTCATGATTATGTCCTTCATAAGTTTCCTCTATCTCTTCAATAGAGCTTTCTTTTTCTTTTTTAATTTTTTCTAATTCAGCTTTAGAATCATTTACCCAAGGATGTTGAGCAACTATTGTTTCTGTACTTAATATTCCAACTGATTTTTGACAATCTTCTATAGCTTGACTTTCATTAATTAAAATATCTTTATTAAAGATGATATCTATATCATCTTCGTTGAATTTTGCATTCAAATGTTGTTTTACAAACCACAGTACTAATTTTAAAGAAGCCTTAAATTCTCTTTCAAGTGCTGTTGCATCTAAATCTATATCAGAATACATAGATTGAATATTCATCTGGTTTATATTTCCTTGAAGCTTATCACTCTTAGCATCAAAAGCTTTTGCATTTTCTATAAAAGATTTTTTTAAGATCTTCAAAATTGTTTCGTAGTTTCCAGCATTAACTTCAATAGTTAAAGTATCAACTCCACCATCAGAGCCAACAGGGATATAACCATAAAGATTCATGTTATGTCTTAAAGTTCCACCTTGACCATTGTAGTTTTTAACAACCAATATAGTAGTTCTTGAATTATCTTCCATATCATTTTTGAAATCACTAATTATTTCATTTATAGCATCTTGAATGCTTTTTACTCTCATAATCAAAGGTGCTTCTGTTTCATCTATTTTAAATGGAATAACTGGTAGATACTCCCAGTTAAATTCTTTTTCTCCTAATTTCATATAATTTTCATGAGTAATTAAAGAACTTAATCCATTATTCCAAGTATAATAATCAATTCCATCTAATGTATAAACTTCAACATTAGTAATTTCTTTATAATCATATCCAGTAAATTTTTTAGTTTTATATATTCTTATAATGTAATCAAGTTCACTATGATCATTATCTTTCCATATAGGAATAACTTCGCTGCCTTTAAATTTTTTAAATGAAAACTCACTTTTCTCATTGTAGTAGATATATAAAAAAGCTATTCCATTCAAATAAGATCCTTTGCCTATTGAGTGTAATAGCTTGAAAAATTTACTATTAAATATTTTGTTTATATCTTTTATTGTATTTTCATCTTTTGATGAAAGACTAGGTGTTTTTGATAATAGATAATCTGTTTTCTGGTCCACAGCATTGGCAAACATATTATCTACAATTTTATTATTAGCTAAATTAGCTGCAGGAACTAAATTTCCATCTTGTCCTATTACTTTTCTAACTCTATTTAAAATATCATGTTTACCTTTATAATAATTATCTCCTAATTGCATATTTTTTAAGTTTTCACTAGCTAAGAAGTTTCTTATTATTAATTCTAATTCTTTTATTGGTACTCCATTCATATCCTTTTTTCTCCTAAACAAGTTTTTTAAAAACTCAAACATATATTTACTCCTTACAAATTCCAATTGTATCCTTCACTTGCCATCTTCTCAGCAACACCAGTTAAAGCATCAGGCCCATCATCATGCTTGTTTTTTCCTTCTTTCTGATAAGAAATAATATCTTTTGCAAATTCACTCCATTTATTTTTCCAGTCAACAGGCATATAAATATTTGCATTAACCCAAGCACTATTTGATAATATTCTTGCAATCTTATTTCCTGATTGATGAAACCATTTAACGACTGTTTTATAATTTCTTTTATCTCTCGTAATTCTTTCAATATTTCTTGCGAATGCTCTACCACCATTGTTGCTTTCTATATCTGCAATATTTACATTAAACTTTTTATATGCTTCAGCAACAAGAGGTTCTGTTATTTCCATAGCTTCTTTGGTATAGATAACATCTAATATATAGGCACTATCTTTGCAATCTGCATAAATGATATTACATAAAAAATCTTCTCCTGTGTCAGCTGTATCACAGTAGGCAGCAATCTTAACAATCTTTTCTTTAGGTAATTCCACATAAGTTTTAAATTCACTGTATAATCTACCCTTGATGTCTATTGGCTCTTGCTGGTAGTTGGCATATACAATTTCTTTTGCCATATTCTTAGTTTTAAACTCAAAGTCCTCAAGCGATAATGTTCCTTCATCAAGTGGAGTTCCATCATCATTGATAGCTTTATAATTTATATGAACCACATCATCATAATTAGATAAAATAAAACCAGCTAGGTCATTACTTGCCCACCTGGTCATTATAATTATTAATTTAAAACCTTTTTCTGTTCTTGATAACATAGTATTAGTAAACCAATCAATATGCTTTTCAAGGACATTAGAGTTATATGCTTCTTCTGAGTTCTTTATTAAGTCATCTATAACTATTAAATCTGCTCCAAATCCTGTTGCAGTTCCTGTTGGAGATGTAGCCAAATAATTAGCAACTTGACTTCCTTCCAAAGCCCACTTATTCATTGAGGCTTCACCATACTTAATCTTAGTATCTGGGAATATATCTCTATAAACTGTTACTCCTTGTGTCTGTTCTGTTGCTATCATATCTCTTACTTGTTTAGCAAATGTAGAAGAAAGAGTTTCATTATATGATCCAGTCATAATTTTTAACTTATTATTTCTTCCTAGTAGCCACTGAACAAATAAGGTTGCTGTATAAGATTTACCGAATCAGAGTCGAGGGGGCATATTAATAACTAATATCTTTTTATTAGAATCAATAAAACTTTGTAACTGATTACATAAATCTTTTAAATATTCTTTTTTATCATTGTAAAAATCTTTTTTACCTAGCAATTTACAATAATACCAGAAATCTCTCCTAGCCAATTCTTTTTTAGCTTCTAATTTTATTAATTCTTTATCATACACCCCCACAGCACCTCCTTTAATCTTTTATTATTTCTTTTAATTCATCAATTGTAAGATTAGAAAATGGATTAGAATTTATATTTCCATTTACCTCAACTTTTTGAGTATACTCTCCATCCATTTTATTTAATATATCAACTGCTTTTAATCTATCAGTATCTTTTGTTTCTTCTTTTAATATCATCTTAGTTAAGAATTCTCTTCTTTCAATAGCTGTCATAATTCTACTACTTTTAGTTTTTTCTTGCAGTTCTTCAATATATTTTTGAATATTAGTATTTTTTAGTAATTTATCAGCATTTACTCCTGCATACTTTTCTTTGTATCCAGCTTTTATGGCAGCTTCAGTAGCATTTCCATTAGCTACATAATATTCACAAAAAGCCTTTTGCCTTGCATTCAACTTCAATGCCACTTCACCTCCAAAAAAAATTTTATTTCTATTTTTTATTATTAATTTTCTATATTTAACTCTAACTTTCCACTCATTAAATCAGGTAAAAGTTTATCTCTTAATTCTTTCAAATATCTATTTTCTTCATTATTAAAATAATGCAACATAGTTTTCCAAGTTTGTAATGCAATAGTTATTGCAGAACTTAATTCTTCTTTGTCTTTATTTTCCCATTTTAGTTCTTTACTTTTTGTTAAACGAATGTAGTCTTGTTTTTCTAAAGTAATATCCAAATTTAAAACATTTTTTATAATGTTATTAATTTCATCTATAGTTTTATCTCCATTATTAGCATTTTCAAAGATTTCTAAAAACCCTAATTCTTTAGCCCAAACTTCATTTATTGTAAGTTTATTCTGATTTTTTTGAGCTATAACTCTTTGTAAATCTTTTATTATATCTTTATAGCTTCTACTCTCTGATGGCTCGATTTTTATATCTATATATGTGTTTGGTAGCCAAATTTCATCTTGAATTTCACTATTTTTTATACATTTTGAAAAATTTTCTATATCCTTTTTTTCTTTTATACAAGTTAATATTGTTTTTATTTGTTCATCAGAATAAGTTTTTAATATTTTTGTATAAACTCTATTTTGGGTATGTTCTTCTCCTTTTTGTTTTCTTGCTTCTTCTGTAAAGAAATCTTTACAATTAAAAAAACTAATTTCTTCAGAAGTTTCAAAAAATAATATAGTTGTAGGAATACTTGTACTTTCAAACATAGATTCAGGGTTACTTATAACCACTTTTATTTTGTTTTTATTTTTTAAATATTTTCTTGCTTCTTTTTCTTCACTTGAGCCCATAACTCCATTTGGTAAAATAAAAGCTACCTTTTCTTTAACTCTTTCAAGCATTTTTAAAATAAATACAAAGTTCATATTTTTTAACTCTACTTCTTCTTTATATTCACCTTTCAAATTAAAGGGAGGATTAGAAATTCCACAATCAAAATTTGGATATTCAAAGAACATACAAAATTCTATTTCAGAAAATTTTTCTCCTTTTGTTAGTTTATAAACTGCTTTTCTCTCACCAGTTAAAACATTTCCATTTATTACATAACCTTCAATATTTCTAATTTTTAGATTAAACAATAGAAAAGGAATTAGATTAGTGTCTAGTTCTTCACATACAAACTTTAAATTTTTATTAGTTATCCATTTTTGAATTGTTAAAGCTCCACTTCCAGAACACATATCATAACACCACTCTTCAGTAGTGTTTTTTGTTAGCTCTGCAACTAATTTTCCTAAGCTTTTTGGAGTGAAATCTTGTTTCTTATCTTTTCTATCTGCCATATAAAATTGCCATATTTTTTGCAAATAGTCTGTTTCTAAGTCTCCATTAACTAACTCTATAAACTTTTCACAATTAGAATTATTTAGTAAATCTATTTTAAAATTTTCTATATTACCGAAAATATTTTGAAACTTTCCTGTTAATTCTTTTAATTCCATTCTTTCTCCTGTTTTATAATAAAAAAAACTCTCGCAGAGGACGTATCCTATTCATTTAAGAATCACGAGAGTATTGATATCTAAATGGCGTGCATATTGGATTCTCACCAATGAAAGACTCTAGCAGTCTAACCAACGTATTAGGTCGATGCACCATATTATTTTGACTTTTTTACAAGAAGTCGTAACTTGTTTGTTTTAAACTTTCGTATATTAACATTATATAATAAAAAATAGGGAATGAACAGGGAGTAAAACGGTAAAATTTTAAAAATCTTGTAAAATTTCTTTAGGAAATAAATATAATATTAAGCTATCAACCAACCTATTTCTATGACTTCTATAAGTTTTTTCTGTGATATCCAGTTCTTCACAAATATCTTCAACAGAATAATTTTCAAAATATTTTAATTCTATTATTCTATAATACTTATCTTTTTTTATAAAATCTAAAGCATTTTCAGTCTTTAAAATTCTATTTTCATATATCAATATTTCTTCATTAATCCTATCTTTTATATCCTCTTTCTTTTCTATATCTGGTTTATAGTCAACATAGCCAATAGGTTTAGTAGAATCAACATTTATTCTTTTTACTATATCTATATGATTTAATTGTTCTCTTAAAGAATCTAACATCTTTTGAAAGTTTTTATAGTTTTTCAAAATAACTTCCACTTTTCTATATGGAGGATTTATATTCTTTAAATCTTTTATTTTACTGTCTAATTTATCATCTATAATTTTACATATTTCTTCTCTATTCACTATCTACTCCTTATTCTGAAATTTCTTCAACTTCTACTATTATACCTTTAAATTCTTTTTGCTTTTCCATAGTTATAGATTTTACATATTTATCTGTGTCATCATTGATTAGTTTGCACTTCACTAAAGCATCCTCTATCATTTTAAATAGATAAGCATGATTAGAAACATCCAACCCACTATTAAAAGCCATTTTAATTAGTACTGGTTTCTCAAAAGGTTTTCTTATTCCTGTAACACTTCTAACAAGTTGTCTTATATATTCCTTATCCTTAGCCCTTACTGACCAATGAACTCCAGCATATATTTTATTTAAACTCCATTTTTTACTGTCTATTTCTAATGGTATTTTAAATATACTTTTCATTTAATAATTCACCCTTTAAAATAATATTATTCCTAGTTCAACTATTGCTATCACAACTACTGCTGTCAAATAAAATCTATTCAAAACTAAATCTACTTTAGCTATTGTCAATTCCTTATCTTTGATAAATATTTTTTTATTTAGTTCATAGTATTCATTTCCAAGTTTAGTTATATAGCTTTTATAGTATTTATTTTGTTTTCTTAATAATTTTATTTCTCTTTTTTTATTTTTACTCATAATGGTTTTAACTCACCTCAGTCATAGAATACTCTAAAATCTCTAAAGTCTTTTCAGCTTCTTTATAATTTTCTCTCATACTTTTACAGAATTCTATTTGTTTTTCTTCAATTTCTTTATCTGACATTGGTTTTTCTCTAAAAATATAATTATTTATAATTCTAATTTTATTTTCTTCTTTAACTCTAAGTTCTAATAAATATTTAATCATTTTAATCTACCTCTACAAATTTATAACTGCTATTTTCTTCGTTGCCTTTAAATAATTCATCAAAAAAACTTATTCCATTAGCATAAATAGATTTTATCAATCTTTTATTATTTGTTTTTTCTTCTCTTACAAGTTGCCCATTTTTAAAGTAAACATATACTTTTAAATTAAAGTTTCTTGCAATCTTTTTTCCTTTTAAAATCAATTCTCTAGCTTCTTTATAATTTAACTCTTTCATCAATTCCATTCCTTTCCAATTCTTTGAATATTCTTCTGCCATTTATTCCAGTAACTTTCAAGAATATCATCTTTTGTATATCCAAGCTTTTGGCATATTTCAATTAAGGAATCAGAAACTGTAAGCAAATGATTTTTTGTAACTGCTTCAATTAGATATAGAACTGGAATATGTCCTTCAACTATATACTTTTGTTTCCACTCATTAAAATCTAAGTCTATCAGATAGGCTATTTTAGTAAACTCAGCTAAATTGGTATCACAATAGTTGATCATTTGAGCAAAAAAGAAAAATATATCAGTTAATTCTTCCAATTCTTTAGCTTTATCATATTCTTTAGTTTTCCAAGTCTTGTGGCTAAACTTAGTTTCTTCGTTGAATTCTACACATTCAGCTATAAAACTCATTGTTATATCTTCAAGAGTTCTTTCTCTTGAACTGTGTATATTTTTATCTAAATATTGTTGCAGCATTAAGATTTCTCCAAATGTCTCAGGTTTTTTAAATTCCATTATCTCACTTCCTCATATAATTCTTTAAATTCATCTTCATCAAAAACTCTATATTCAGAATATTCATCTTTTACTACAAAATCTCCAAATCCTACACTTTCATACATATCGGTATTATCATATAGTTCAAATTCAAAGTAACCTTTTTTAATTATTCTTTTTACTATATCTTCATCTTTTTCAAGATAAAGATATCCATACATTCCAACATATTTTAAGACTTCAATTATATTGTCTTTTGTTAATTGTATTGCTTCTACTTCAACAGGCTTTTTAACATATTTTTTCATCATTTATCTCCTACAATTTCTCTTGATCTTACTTTTTTCCAGAAGCTTTTCCATTCTTCACTATCAATAACCTTTTGAGCATCTTCTTTTCTCTCAAAATAGTTACCGATTTCATAGTTCTTATAATCTCTATCACTTCTCATATCACAAGTTTTTTCTACTTCTCCACAGCTAATAAAGAAATATATTCCATGCAGTTTTGCTCTCCATCTATTTTTCATTACTCTAATACCTCTCTTTTGCTTTCCCAACTAAACTCTCTATACTTGCACTCACTTTTTAATCTATCGTAGATTTTATCTATGCCTTTAACTTTTAAATGCTCTTTTATTTGTGCAGGCTCTAAATTAGTTGTGATTAGAATAGGCTTTCCTGTTCTATATCTTTCATCAAAAAGCCTAAAAATCTTTTCTTCTCCCCACATTTTCCCATTTTCTCTATTGATGTACTCACTACCTAAGTCATCAATAAAAAGCAGGTCCACATCTTTAACTGCTTGTATTAATTTTTCTTCTTCGTCAGTGCTAAATCTAATTTTATTAAAATATGCACCAAGTGAGAAACTCAACACTGAAAAGCCTTTTTCACTCAACTTATTACATACACAGTTAGCTAAGAATGTTTTTCCAGTTCCAACTCCTCCAGCAAATATATATCCTTTGTTGCTTGTTGAAAATGTTTCAGCATATTTATAAAGTTCTTTGTAAATTTCCTTTTCTTCAGCATTAGTTATTTTTTTAGAATTAGAGAAAATATCACTTTTAGAGTTTCTATCTGTGATACTTAGATCCTGGAATCTTTTTAGTCTTGCTTGTACTCTATAGCTTCTCATACAAGCACAGTCACGAGACATTGTATAACCTTCATGTTTATACTCTTGTATTTCTCCACACTTCTCGCATCTTTTTAAAACTATATCTCCATTTTCTAAGGCTTCATTTTTTTCTTCTTTTATGTTTATTAAGCTAGGATTTTCAAGCATTTTTATTATTTCTCTTATAGCAGTTACAGACATATTACTCACCCCACTTTATTTTTTTAGTTTCCTGAGTAGATGCAGGAATACCTATATTTTTGTGAATTATTTTTTGATTTAGATACTTTTCAAATTTAGAGCCAAATAAAGTCTCAGGACACAAATATTTTTCCATATCTGTATTTAGCCATTCACTGCATTTTTTATCTATAACAGTTTTAAAATCTTCTAGTGTATAGCCTTCATTTATCCTTGCTTGGATATGTCTAGTTGTATTCTTAGAAGTTGATTTATATTTAGTTCCTGCTTTCTCATTCAAATGATTTACAACTTCATCAATTTCTTTTATATATTGTGTATTGTTCTTTGTGTCTTTTTCATTGTGTATTGTTATACCTGCAAAATTTGTAGGTGGTGTACCTACATTTTTTGTAGGTGGTTCTTCTGCAAAATTTGCAGTAGCATTTTTTGTACCTACATTTTTTGTAGGTGGTGTAGTAACATTCTTTAAATAATAAACATTAACTTTTCCATTATTTTTTTTAATTTCTATTAGCCCTTTTTCTTCAAGTTGCTTTAAATATTTAACGATAGTTCTATAATCTTTTATTCCTGTAACTTTACATAATTTTTCTTGACTAGGAAAACATTTCCCTTCTTTATCAGCATATCTTGCTAAAAGCATATATATTAGCTTTTCCATAGCTGTTATATCTTCTCTATCAACTAAATCATTTTCTAACCAGAACCAATTTTTTTCTCTAATATCTCTCATGTATTCCTCCTATGTTATTGGAGAGCTTGCTCACTCTCTTTTATTATCTCAATTGGTAAAAGCTACTTATTAGCGAGCAAGCTATTAAGCAGCTCCTACCAATTCAACTAATAAAGTTTTATATCCTGTGATTTATTCAGCTAGCTATACTGTCCTTAGATCCGTTCTTGACATCTCTAAGTTAGAATAAATCACAAGATAAACAGTTTATACTTTCACAAAACTGGTAAAATTTATATTTGCCTCTTTTCCACACGGGCAACGGTGTGACTAGCTTTAAAATTCAGATACATCGTTGTATCCTATAAATTACAGCTCCTCGCTCAACCACTAGCTTGTTTACACTCTAGAATGCTTAAATCTGTAAGGGGATAAAACATAAGATACTCAGCTGTAAAGCTTACCCCATTCTGGGACTTAGTTTTATCCAGTAGCTACACCTTACACAGATAGCTATAAGGGAGGAACTCACTTCTTTTGAGGGGAGTAGTGAGCAAGGATCTTATAGCTATTTGTCTAAGGACTAGCCTTAGAGTTTATTTGTACGATTAAAACGGAATTATAAATTAAAAAAAATAATAGGTAAACCTAATGCTTCTTGTAATTTCAAAAGACTTTGTAATCTTGGAAATTTACCATCTTTAAGCTTCAAAAGAATTTCTGAAACTGCTTGTTTTCTATGTCCCATTTTGTTAGCAACTTCATATCTATTTAAATTGTTTTCTCTTAAGAATAAATCAATTTTTGAATATAGTTTTTGTGCAATTTCTTTTTCTTTTTTCTTTTCCATAAAAATCACCTCTCCTTATTATATCCGTTTAAATAGGAAATGTCAAGCTGATAAATTCATAAAAAGTTTTTATATAAAAAACCACTAATTAAAGTGGTTTTTAGTTTTATATTTTATTTTTACTAAATTATAAAATTCTTTTTAGTAATGAGAATTTCTTTAGCTTTTACTTTTCTTTCTAAAGAATAATTAATATCAAATTCTTTTATTTGATAATTTGAATATATTTCTTTTATTTCAATCGCATTATCATAAGTAATTATCCATTTTTTATTAATAGTTGAAATATAGTTGGCCAACTTTTCATGATCAGTTTTATTATAAAAATTAGTATATAATTCATGTCCCTTATTAAAATATGGAGGATCAAAAAAAATGAATAAGCTTTTCTTATTTTTTATTTTTTCAATAAAAACAGTAGCATCAAGATTATAGAGTTCTATTTTATTTTTAGATTTAGCAATTTCTTTTACTCTCTTGATTAAATTTTTTTTATTAAATCTACAATCCATTTTATAATGGCCATCTTGATTAATTCCACCAATAACTCCTGCATTGATAATTCCTGAACGATTAACTCTATTTAAAAAAAATGTTGAGAATCCTAATTTTAAAACATCTCCTTTATCATCCATACTAAAATTATTTTTATGTTTTTGTATATTTTTTTGTATTTCTCTTTCATTTAAATTTATTGTTACATTTTCAATCATATTACAAAAATCTTCAGTATAATATAAAATAGATTTCCAAAAGGCAAAAATGCTTTTGTCTATATCGTTTAAAATTAATTTTTTGACCACATTATTTTTTAAAAGTAGTAATGCCAAACCTGCCCCTCCTGCAAAAGCTTCACAATAGACAGGAGATATTATTTTGTTATTTTCAAAAATTTTAATTATATTATCATAAAATTTAGCTTTTCCTCCAGGATATCTTAATGGAGATATTGATCTCATACTATTCACCTCTCTTTTTAGAGATTATATCACTTCTTTTTTGTTTTGGCCAGAATTTTTTTTATCTTATTCTACATTCCAATCATTAGAGTTTATTTTATAAAAAGAAGCTAATTTTTTAAAGTTCATATTTAATTCTTTATAAAATTTATGAATAAGTTCTTCATTTCTTGTATCATTTATCCATTCATCCAATAATAAATCAAAAAAAGTAGAATGTTTTTTAAAAATATTCTTATTTATATTTCTAAGTTTTTTATTTTCAGTTTCTGTATTTCGATTTTCAATTTCTCTCTGTATAGTTGTTTGATAATATCTCTTGGTAATTCCCTCATTTCTTAAAATTGGATTTTGCCAAAATTTTGTATTTTTATCTTCAAAAATTTCTTTAGAATACTTAAAAAGTAATTCTTCTAATGGTAACTCTCCTGGAAGGCACATAATATGATTTTCTCTTTTTATTTTATTACTAAAACTATCATTTACAGAACAATCTCCATCTAAAATACAAATTGATGATTCCATACTTTCAATAACTTTATCAGAGAATAGTTTTACTAATTCATTACATGAGATATTTATTTCTGGAATATGGAAAATATTTTTAATTTTATTAAACGATTCATCTTTTGAGAAATACTTTATTAATTTTTCTAAAAAAAATCTAGCTTCATTATCTTCAGTAAAAATACTTATTTTTCTATTATTTTCTAATTCTTTTCTTGTAATATTTTTTAAAAACATTTCAAGCTTATATCTATTCATATTTTTTTCTAAAATTACATTTTCTATATTATCAAGCAGATAAAAGATATTTATTTTCTTTTTTATTGCATACTCTAATAAAGTTATGCTATGAGTTGTGAATATTATTTGTATTTTATATTTCTTAGAATATTCTTTAAAAAGCTCTAATAATTTTATTTGAAATTCAGGATGTAATGTAGCATCAAATTCATCTATCAATAAGATACTTTCTATTTTTTCATTCTTTTCTTCATTCTTTTTTTCATTCTTTTCTTTTAAATTTTCACAATGGTATCTTAAAGAAACTAAAGCTGTCAATATAATATATAAATTATCTTCTCCAGAAGATATTGTATTTGAATCAATACCTTTAATGTTTGTTTTAAAATCTGCTCTATTTTTTATTCCCGCCATAAGTGTCTGGCATTGATAGTTTATTTCAATATTTGTAAAATTTTTATATAGATCTTTTAAAATTTTTATATATTTATCTGGAAGTTTTTTCTCTATTTTTTTTATTCCGTCATCATTATTAAACTCTCCAAAACTATAAAGTCTAAATAAACCTAAATATATAACAGGTATCCCAGGTAAATATTGAGAGGCATCTTTTTTATAGAAAGGTTTTATAGCAAATCTAGTAGCTATTTTATGATTATGTCTTCTAAAATCTAACTTATATCCATCATAATATTCAATAGTAAATAAACTTCCTTTTATATCAGGAGCTGGATCATTGTATTCATTATCTCCTCTAGTTAAAGATTCAATTTTAGGATTGGTTAATTTATTAATCCAACGTATTACAGTAGGTCCATTTTTATCTATTATATTTTCATCACTTCCTGTTATTGCTTTAAAAGAATTACTAATTATATATAGTAAAGAAGTTTTACAAGTTCCATTTGTTCCTGATATGATATTAATGTCTTTTGAAAATTCAAAGTCTATATTTTCTAATTTTCTATATTTATTAATATGGATTTTTTTTATCACTTTTTTCTCCCCTCAATCTTTTTATTTCTTCCAGCATCAAAAAATTAGTTTCTGTTTCTTTAAACTCTAATTCCTCTACTACATCATCACTAGGAAATAAAAGCCAACTAGCAAATAAATTTGCTTCATCTTCAATTTTATTTCTCCTTAGTATTTTTGTATTATCAATCAAAAATTGTATTCTATTAGAAGAATGTAAAATAGCATGTCCAAGTTCATGAGCACAAACCAGCTTTTGGTCAAATTCACTTAGTTCGCTATTAATAAATATGTATTTTCTTCTTAATATTTTCTTAAAAAATCCTCTTACTTCTCCTAAATTCTGGTATATTATTTCAATATTTAATGCTCTAGCTAATTTAAAAGGATTCCTAGTTCTATGCCTTGCAATTAAATTTAATACCCTCAGTTTTACATTCAATTTAATCACCAGCCTTATCATTTCTTTTTCTTATTTTTCTGTTTTGCATCAAAAAAAGCGTCCTGAATTGCCATAAGCACTTTTTCTTTATCTTCTTGAGATATACTTTCATCATTGAACATTAAAGCAGATTGCTCAACAATATCTTCAAATTGTTTTCTTCCTCTACCATCTAAATTTTTATATAGTGGATTTTGGAGGATCTTAACTCCTATATCTTTAGGAACAAAGCTTGAAAATAATTCTCCACGTTCTTCTTCTGTTAATTTTAAAGCCTTAGATATTTTTTCTAATGTTTTGATAGTAGATTTATTTTTTCCAGTTTCGATATCTCCTACTGTTCCTTTTCCTACTCCAGCAAGTTCAGCAAGTTGAACTATTGTTAAATTCCGACTTTCACGCAATTTCTTTAAAACTATTGCAGTACTTTCCATAAAGATACCTCCTATTCTTAGTATTTTTTAATATTATAAACCATTTCCGATTAAAATAGAAATTTTTTCTTGACATTTCCGATTAATTAGGATATAATAAAAGCAAGATAAGAAGAAATAAGATTTTCAAATTTTTTTAAATAAAATATCCGATTAAAACGGAATAAAAGGAGAAAAGTATGAAATTATCAGAAGCATTTAAAAAACTAGATCAAGAAGCATTTAACATAAACTATAACTTTAATTCTCAATACTGGGAACTTGTAATATTCAATCAAGATTTTGACATCTTAGAAGAATATGAAAGCAAATATTTAAAAGATTTATTAGAAAGTTATTTAAAAGAAACAGTTGAATTTAATAATTCTAATGAACCTTACATTATAGAAGATATAGCAAGAAAAATTAAAATTAATTTTGGAAATACAGAAGATGAAGAAAATATATTTGAAATCATATTAGATCCTTGTTTCAGCAATTTAAATACTGAATTAAAAGATTTAAAAGACTTAGTAAAAAGATTAGAAAACATAAATCAAGGATTTAGTGATTTAGAAATGTCAGCATCTGAAAGATTATATCCAGCGAGAGCATATTTATAGGAGGAGAGAAAAATGGCTTATATAGATAAAACTATAGGTGAAACATTAATAAAAAGAATGTATAAATCAGTTAGAGAATCGATTAAGCTTCTAGATAAATTAATAGAAGAAAATGAAAAGAGAGGACTAAAAGCCTTTTCTTTAAAAGGTAATAAAGTTGGAAAAATAGAGTTACTAAAAAAAATGATTATTGAAATTAGAGAGTTGGAGGACGAATAAATGAATTGTAAAGTTGTTCAAAAATATTGGTATAGAACAGAATTAAAAGGACTTAATGAAAAAAGAATTTTAGACATAATAAAATTATTAGAACTTTGGGAGGGGAATGTAAATGATTGTTAAAGATAAATATGCAGAAGCAGATTTGAAAGACATTGTTAAATATAAAATCAAATGGATTTTAAAAATCCTGAAAATAGCATCTATATTTAATATTGTTAAATATAGAGTTAAATGGATTTTTAAAATAGTTTATAAACTTTATATGAATTATGTTGAGCTATATGACTTTGATAATTTAATGTAGGAGGATTAAATGGAAAAAAAAGAATATATAGGAATGTACAAAAGTTATAAATTTGTAATTATTTATAATGGCAAGCATTATTGTGGATATATAGAGTGTAAGAATAAAAACATTCATTATTACAACATTATATGTCATGGTGGAATTACTTATACAGGATATAAATTTGAAGCTGAAGGGGATGACACTTTTTATATAGGATTTGACACAGCACACTTAAATAGTTATCCATATAACAATTTAAAGTTCTGTATAGAAGAATGTCAAAACATAGTACAACAATTAATAGTTTTAGAAAAGCCAATAAATTAGGAGGATAAGATGAAAACTATAAATATAAAAGGTAAAAATTATGTTCCAGTCGTTGAAAGACTGAAAGAGTTTAGAAACTTAGAAAAATTTAAAAATTGGAGTCTAGAAACTGAATGGCTTTCAATAACTCAGGAAGTAGCAACCTGCAGAGTAATAATAAGAGATGAAAATGGAGTTTTAAAATCTACTGGAACAGCAATGGAGTTAAGAGATGAAAAAAGTTCGCTCGTAAATAAAACATCTCATGTTGAAAATGCTGAGACATCAGCAGTAGGTAGAGCATTAGGAAACTTAGGAATAGGCTTAGATGGAGATGAAGTTGCTTCTTATGAAGAAGTTTCTAGAGCCAAAAAGCAACAATTAATAAACTCTATTAATTCAATGGTAGATGAAAGAAACAGAGATGAATATGAAAAAGAATATAAATTATCTGAAATAGGAATGATGTCTATTGAAGATCTAGAAGTTCTTGAAAATCAACTAAAAATTAATCAAAAAGCTTTGCTGTGTGAAGCTATAACAAGTATAGCAACAACCGAAGATATGGAAGGAATTTTGAAAAAATATAAAACTAAAAATCTTGGAAGTTTAGATTTAAAAGACCTTCAATCAACTCATGATATCTTAGTTAAGTTTAGTCAAAAATGCTCTCAAAAAGAGTTAGAGGATTTAAAAACTTATTGTAAATTTGTAAACATAGATATGGAAAGTTATATCAAAGAACATTATCAAAAAGATGTTAAAGATTTAACAAAAAGAGAATATTCACAAATGAAAAAGAAATTAAATAGCTAGGAGGATAATTATATGAATTTAGTTATTTTAAAAGGTAGATTAGCAAGAGATATTAATTTACATTTTAGCAACCAAGGAACAGCTTATACAAATTTTACTGTCGCAGTAAACAGATATAGCAAAGATAATAATGCTAGTGCAGATTTTATATACTGCACAGCATTTGGAAAGACAGCACAATTTATAGCTGATTACTTTAAAAAAGGACAAGAGATTTTGTTAAGAGGGAATATAAAAACAGAAACTTTTGAAAAAGAAGGATCTAAAGTTTATAAACAAAGTGTATTTGTGGAAACAGTGGAATTTGTAGGAAGTAAAAAAGATAATGTAGAAAATACAGAAACTAATGAAAAGGCACAAGATAATGAGGAGTTTCCTTGGTAATAGATAGGAGGATAAAATGAGAAAAATAATTCAATTAAATGTAACTTTACCATACTACGAATTAATGTTTGTTGTTGGAGAAGATACATGCAGAATGGATTCAATGAATATCGAAGAAGGAATAGAAGTATGTGAAATTAAAGAAAGTACTAATGTTGATGGAAATTATGATTATACAGTTGTAATGGCAACAGGTGAAAATATAGTTTTTAAAAGCTCACAACCTGGGCTAATACTTATTTATGGAAGAGAAGAATAGGAGTAAATAATGATGAATAAGTTTGGATACAGCAGGGATACTCAAAAACTAATATATGCAATATTTGGAGAAATATCTAATTTCTTTACAGGACAAGAAGCAGGAAGCATTCCATATAAATTAGATTTAGAGAAAACTAAAAGACAAATAAAAGAGAGATTTTTAGAAGAATATGATTTAAAACCTTTAAAATCTCCACTTACAGATTTTTCTAAGTTTCTAAAAGATAATAAATATAAAACAATAAAAGAAGCTGAAACAGAATTAAAAAATATCTTTGTAAATTCTCTACAAAGTTCATTGATAGAGAACAAGACTTTTAGTTTAGCTTTACCCTGCTTATCTCAACACCAAGCAAACGATTTTGTAAGTTGGTTGATAGAAATATGTATTCATTATGGAGTACCTTTAAAAACAGATATTAGAGACACAATGGCAGATAATTATGAAAAGGCTTTTAACTATGTATGTCTTAAAAATAAAGTTTGTGCTATCTGCGGTAAACCTGGAGAACTTGAACATTATGATAATGTTGCAAGGATAGGAGGCTATAAGTTTGATGATGGGAGAGAACTTAGATATATGTGTTTGTGCAGAGACCATCACACTGAAAGTCATACAATAGGAAAAATAGAATTTAGTAAGAAATATCATATTGCTGGGATATTTTTAAGCGATAGACAAATAAAGGAATTAAAGAAAGTTTACACTAATCACTTTCAAGCATTTAAGGAGGAAGAATGAATTTCATTAGAGCATTATTTTCAAGTAGACAAACAGAATTGATTAATTTAAAAAAAATTGAAGGAGCAGTAATAAGAGAAAAAGAAATTGTAATTGTAGGAGTAACTGGGAGAGAATATTATTATTCAGATGATCCTAAAATGAGAAATTACATAATAAATTTTAGTGAAGTGGAACAAATTCTTTTAAATTTTTTTAAGGAATAACGACTATTTCTATTTTGGAAACAGTTGTAAAAATCTAAAGTTGAACATTTTGCTGACGTCGGGAAGATGTTGAAAGTATGGAAAATATGGAGGATAAGATGGAAATTAAAAAACTAAAAAATGGGAATTTTGAAATAACAAGAGAATATTTAGAAGAATTATTAGAGTCAGATTTTAAACTTAATGCACTTTCAAATGCAGGAGTTGATGATTGGGAGTTTTATGATGAAGCTATGGAAGACTTTGATTATGATGAAGTGGAAGAATATATTAATTCAATAGAATAATGGAGGAAGTAATGGAAAAAGAAAAGGTTTTAGAGATAGAAATAAAAAAAATAAATGATAAATATTCTGTTTTTTACCCTACAAAATTAAATATTAAAGAATTAGAAAAAATAGGATATACCGTTACTGAATTTGATTTATTAGATGAGATTGAAAAAAGTGCAATTAATTTCTATTTTAATAATAAAAATGACTTTACTATTTTATTAAATGACACTTCATTAAATGTACCTTTTATAATAGAAAATATTTATATAAGAGAATTAGAAAGAATAGTAGATGGATATAATGAAAAATATGGAATACCTTATAGGTGGAGAGCGAAAGAAAATGAAGAATATTATTTTTTAGATGGTAAATGTGAAATTTGGAAAACAATTGAAGAAAAAAAGAACGCGGACAACACTTTCTTTGAACAAGGGAACTACTTCAAAACTAAAGGAGAAGCAGAAAAAGTAAAAGCAGAACTAGATAAGTTCTGGGAAAAAGTAAGAGCAGGAGAGATTGGAAAATGAGAACAGAGACTGAAGTAAGAGATAAATTAAATGAGTATGAAGAAAATATTAAATTTTTAGAAACTTCTTTGAAAAACAAGAAAATAATTGAAGAGTTAAAAAGGGAAACAGTCATTTTAAAATGGGTTTTAGGAGAAATTAAAAAAATTTAATTAGGAGGAGAAAATAATGAGGATAACAGAAAGAAGTAAAATGAAACTTATTGAAGAGATAAGATTTAAGAATATAGATGAAGTGATGATGTATGAAAATGAACTTAATGAGGATCTTAATAAAGATTATTATTTTAGACTTAATAGACCTTTATTTTCAGAAGATTTTATATTAGAAGTTTACTTATATTGCCCAGAACAACTTTTAGATTACTAATATTTTTGGAGATGATGAAAATGTGGAAGTGTAAAGAATATGGAGTTGATTCTAATGACTGAAGAAGATACAAAATTCTATAAGTGGGCTTTAGAAAAAGTATTAAATTTTGAAGCTAATGATTTAAAATTACAAGAATTTAACAGATTTAAAGTTTTACTTAAAAAAAATGACATATTTGTCTTTAAGAAAGTAAGAGGTGCAGTAATATGATAAAGGCTAAACCTCGTAAGAAAAACATTGTAAAAATAAATGAGAAGCAAGAAATTAAAATTACTAGACAACCAACTAGTGAACAGTTAGAACAATCAAAATTGGCTTTTACTCTTTTAAATATAACTCTTATTTGTAGAAATCATAAGAATATTTGGGATGATGAAGTAAAAAACAACGATGGTTATATAAGATTTGATAAATTAATGATGATATGCAAAATAAAATCCTTAGCAAACAAGATATTTGATGCTAATTTTCAAGCTGATGAAGAAGAAGAAAATGTAAAAGATAACTTCTTTTATAATAATATTTTAGTAGAGCAAGTTAATAGAAGCATTACAGGAGTTGGAGAAAATCCATTAGTAACAATTGATGATAAAATTCAAAGATTGCCCAATGGCTTTATTGGGACACTAGGCTCACTAGCTAGAATGGTAAAAGACTTGGTTAGATTAAAAGGAGTTGTAAAAAGTTTAGGTATTGAAAAGGATATTAAGAAACTAATAAATACATCTGAAAAATATTTAGCTTGGGTCTATAACGAGATAACTTTTAATGAACTTTTATAATAAAAGGGAGTAAAAATGAAAATAGCAATATTCAAAGCAAAAAATAAAGATATATTCATAAAAATAGCAGAAAATACAAAAAATATAGATGAAACATTTATAGTTATAGGTAAAAAAGTTTTAAGGCTTCCGTATAAATTTGAAAAAGCTATTGCATACTCAAAAATGATGGAAATTATTTAAAAAATTTTAGGACATTGGCAATTAAATATTAAAGGACTTTGAATTTTAAGGGGTTTTGTGGTGTAATAAAAAAATAGTTGACAGTCTGTTAATTATACTCTATAATAATAACAGAACGACAAAGGAGAGAGCTATGGAAAAAAGAGTTTTAAAAGTTTCTTTTTTCAAAAGTGGTTCAGGAAGTATCTCACCAAAGTTAAATATTCCTAAAAGTTTTCTTGATAAAATAGGAGTAACACAAGAAGATAGAGAAATTGAAATAACTATTGATGAAAAAACTTCTAAAATCATTATTGAGAAAAAGAAATAAAAAAACTCCCATAGAAACACCTAAGCGTTTAAAATGGGAGTGCAGTCTAATAAAGACCTCAGCAACTTTATTATACTGCAAAACTCCTTAAAATTCAAGGAGGTTTTATTTTATGGAAAAGGAAAGGAAAAATCTGTTGCTAACATTTATTGAATTGGCAACAGAAGAAGGCATTTTAAAAGATGATATCTTAGAACATAAGAAGAAGTTATTTAATCTTATGAATGATGTTGAAGCAAATTATGTTGGAGATAAGAGAATATTTGTGCAACTTGAAAGAGCTATTATAGATGTAATAGAACTAACTCAACATAAGTACTTTGATTATGGAAAAATAGGAAACACTATTGATGAAGAGTATCAACTTAGTAATTATGATCCGTTTAAAAGAGTAGCAGAATAATAAGGAGGAAATATGAACGAATTAAGAAATAAAGAAACTATAACAAGTAAGGAATTATTGGAACAAGTAAACTTTTTTAGAGAAAAGGAATATGAGTTTAAAGCTAAAAATGAAACTCTAACCGAAGCAGAAAAGAAAAGAGGAAAGTTTGTAGAGTTAGAACATTATGATTTATTAAAAGTAATAAGAGATGAATTTGAAGAAGAAATAGGACTAGGAAAAATTTCCGAGTCATACTATATAAATTCTCAAAACAAGGAACAACCTATGTTTATTCTAACTTTAAAACAAGCAAAACAAGTTTTATTAAGAGAAAGTAAGTTTGTAAGAAAAGCTGTTATAGAGTATATAGAAAAATTAGAAGAACAAGTTAAAAATCCATTTAAAAATTTATCATTTCAACAAATGATGATAATGACATTACAAGAACAAGAAAAGATAGCTGATAGAGTAGACATTATAGAAAATAAAATTGATAATGAAATAAGAGTTGATAATGGAGAACAAAGAAAAATACAAAAAGCAGTAGGAACAAGAATTTACCAAAGAATTGATATAGTTCCACAGCTAGCAGAAAATAAAAAATTTGTATTTCAAGCATTGTATAGAGATTTAAAAGATAGATTTGGAGTAGCAAGTTATAGAGATATAAAAAGAAAAGATTTAACAGATTGTTTAGAATATATCTCAACTTGGATAGAGCCATCAGATTTAAGAAGAGTAGCATAATTTGGTTAGGAGGATAAAATGATAGATGATAAATATACTTACAAAGAAGTTGAAAGAGAAAAAACACAATTATTATTAGAAAACTTTATTGGAGAAATGGTTAATCAAAATCAGTATACAAAATATAAAATGATGGAAGATAACAGAATATTGTTTCCAAGTGAAGCTAAAGCAATATTTGAAGATAAATTAGCACAGTTAGAAGATGATAAATATCAAGAATTAGTTGATAAAATTATGGATATAGTTATTGAGACAATTTGAAAATAAATTTTAAAATAATAAAAACCTAAGTCCTTATTAATTTAAGGGCTTTTTTATTAGGAGGAAATATGGCTGTAATAAAAATAACTAAGGCATCTGAATTAGTAAAAAGTGCAGGAGTTAGTAAAGGGAGCTTGTGTTGGTATATTCAAACTGGAAAAATTCCTAAGTGCTATTATAAAAAAGAAGAAGATAAGTTAAGAGGGGACTATTTAATAGATGAAGCTGAACTTTGTAAATTCTTTGGAATAGAAAAATAGTAACAAAACTAAGAAAAAAAGGAGGTGTATTTTAATGAAGGCTAGTAATGGAATGGGAACAATAGTAAAATTAAGTGGAAAAAGGAGAAAACCTTATGCTTTAAAAGGACAAGGAGTTTATACTGAAAAAGGTTACTATCAACCATTGATTGAGACATTTGCTACTAAGAAAGAAGCTGAAGCATTTAGGATAGCATATTTTAATAATAAAATTTTAGAAGATAAAGCAAAAGGAATTGAAGTTCCTAAGGAACAAAAGGCTTTATTATTTGAAGATTTATACAAAATATGGCTTGAAAATAAAAAACCAGCCATGACTTCATTAAGAAATTACACCTCATATTTTTCAAATAGTAAAAAATTGCACAAGTTAGATATAAAAAATATAAATGGAATTTTATTGCAAAAGATTTTGAATGAATTGGATCTAAGCAAAGGAACATTAAGAAATTTAAAATCTTTCTGGAAACAATTATTTGATTTTGCTGTATTAAATGATTTTTGTGAAAAAGAATATGTTAGTTTCTTAAAGCTTCCAGCTGAAGAAAAAGGAAAAAAGACAAGTGACAGAAATAGAATATTTACAATGGAAGATTTGCAAAAGTTTTGGGATAATCTTTATAAGGAAGTTGATAGATTTAAAGTATTAGACATTATATTAGTACATTGCTATACAGGATTAAGACCAAATGAACTACTAAATATTAAAAATAAAGATGTAAATCTTAATGATAAATTCATTGATATTACAAAATCAAAAAGTAATGCAGGTATAAGAAAACTTCCTATTTCTGATAAAATATATGATATAATAAAGAAAAGATATAATACTGATGCAGAATTTTTATTCACTAGATATGATGGAGCTAAATTAACATATGATACTTATGATTATCAATTCAGAGAACTTATGAAAGACTTAGGAATTGAATATCATACTGCTCATGATTGTAGACACACTTTCGCAACATTATTATCTAATGCAGAAATAGATAAAGAAATAATTATAAAATTAACTGGACATAGTAGTTATAAAATTACATCTGAAAAATATATTCATAAGACATTAAAAAATTATCGTGATGCAATAAATAAAATATAATTTGTTACTTATTCGTTATTTATTAATTATTTTTATATAATTTTACCTACATCATAAATATAGAAAATATCGTATATTCAAGTCTTAAAATCTTAAATATAAATTATAGTTTAATTTCTACAAAAAAGCCCGAACTTGCAAAAAGTTGAGGGCTTTTTTGTTGGTAAAGGGTATTTTTGTTGATAATTTGTTGATAGTAAAAATGAATAAAGTAAAAATCTTAAGGAAACTTAGTGCTTTATTTCGACCTTGACTTTTTTTATATAAAGATATAATATATACAATATAAAGACAGTAAAGGAGGTAGTAAAAATGTCAATGAAATTAGTAAATATAAGAATGGACGAAGATTTGAAAAAAGAGATGGAAATTGTTTGTAATGATTTAGGAATTAATATAACAACCGCATTTACTATATTTGCAAAAAAATTAACAAGAGAAAAAAGAATTCCTTTTAGTGTTTCAATAGATCCATTTTATTCAGATGAAAATATAAAAGCTTTAGAAAATTCAATTAATGAAGTAAAAGATGGTAAAGTTATTATGAAAACTATTGAAGAATTGGAGGCTATGGAATAATGAAAATTAGTTTTTCTATTCAAGCCTGGGAAGAATATTTATATTTCCAAACTCAAGATAAGAAAACATTGAAGAAAATAAATGAACTTATAAAAGATATTGAAAGAAATGGAGCATTGAATGGAATAGGTAAACCTGAAAAACTAACCAATAATTTAACAGGATTGTATAGTAGGAGAATCAATGACAAAGATAGATTAGTCTATAAAATAGAAAATGATTTTATAGTTATATTACAGTGTAAAGGACATTATAGTGATAATTAGTTATCAATATTATTGTGCAATTTAATTTTTAGAAAAAAGCTTGAACTTGTAAAAAAATAAGAAATTAATATCTGAATTAGAAAGAAAGTTAAAGCGGATATTATATTTTGAAGATAGCACACCTAATTATTTCAGGCAACATATAATAGATTTAAAAAATAAGCTGTTGAGTGAATAAATATAGTAATTATATATTTCATTAAACAAACTCTAGTAAATACTAGAGCTTTTATTTTTATGATACTAAAAAGTATTAATATATACTTTATAATTTAAATTCTAAAAAAATCCGAACTTAGAAAAAGTTGAGGTTTTTTGTTGGGTAAAGCTTTTTTACTGTGCTATTTGTTTTTCCTAATTCTTCTCAATCGCTATATTTCAAAATATTTCCCAGCTTTATAATTTTCAACAACTTTTATTTCACCTAATTCTTCAATTTTTTTTAAAGCTTTTTCTTTTTCTATTTTTGATAAATTTATTTCTTTACCATCTTTAATCGAAACAATTTCAATATCATTAAAAATAAAATCTAATAATTTGTAAACTTCATCATAGTTATTTTTATTTATTAAATCATTTTCCCAAAAAAGAATCAT